CTCTCACATTAAATCTCTATTTCTATTTAGTAACAAACAAAAGGTAACAAGTGATGGCTTTAACTGGCTATGTATCCATATAGCAAATGTAGGTGATTTTAATAAGATATCCAAAGCATCACTTGATGAAAGATTACAGTGGGCTGTAGAAAACCAACAGATGATCTATAATTGTGGTCGTAACTTCATTGAAAACATTGAAACTTGGAAAACTGCTGATAAACCATTTGAGTTTCTAGCGGCTGCCCATGAATTTGCTAATATCATTGATGATGAAGATTATGAGTGTGGTCTACCGATAGCTATTGATGGGACTAATTCTGGAGTACAACATTATGCAGCAGCTTCGTTGTCTGCTACTGATGGTGAAATGGTCAACTTAACAAACACTGAAAGACCACAAGATGTTTACCAAAAAGTTGCTGACAATGCTTTAATGAAACTACAAAAGATCAGTGACAAGGTAGATTTAGATAAAACTATATTATCTTTATATCCTAATTACGAAGGTAAACTTAGGTCACAAGCTTACAGGGATCGTAAAAAGACATTTCCTGAGTTAGCTAAACTATGGTTAGACTATGGTGTAAGCAGATCAACCGTAAAAAGAAACTGCATGACTTATGGATACTCAAGTAAGAAGTATGGGTTCTCAGATCAACTTATAGATGATTTTATGAAGCCACTTAAAGACAAAGTTATGCGTGGTGAACTTGATAGACACCCATTCCAAGATGTTGAAAGGAAAGCAGCATCATTCCTAGCAGCTATCAACTACCAAGCAATCGAAGAAGTAATCTCTAGTGTTGCTGATGGTATGGAGTTTTTCCAAGCTACTGTAGATGCTTTAACTGCTGAGAATAAAGCGATGCGATGGGAGACACCTATCGGCTTTCCAGTAGTTCAAAAGTATACTCATTGGAACGCTAAGAAAGTCAGGATATTCTTATACGATAGAGTAGCAAGGGTTGAAAAGAGAAGTCAGATAACAGTAAGGGAGCGTGATGAAAACAAGATTGATCGGAAGAAATCCAGAAGTGCAATATCCCCAAATATAATTCATTCTATGGATGCTTCACATTTGATGTCTACGGTTTTACATTGTAAGAAAGAAGGTATAAATGATTTCTTTGTTATCCATGATTCATTCGCAACCACTATTAATGATACTTCAAAACTGTATAGCTGTGTCCGTGAGGCATTTATAGATATGTATCAAGATTGGTGTCTATACAGCGACATACAAGAGCAGATCAGACAGCAATTGAACAACCCCAATACTAATAAACTAAAAGACATACCCAAGAAAGGTAATCTCAATCTGGACGAGATAAGAAACAGTGCATATTGTTTCTCATGACTATTGTGGTTACTTTTGTTAAGCAAAAAGAGGAAACAGAAATGCACCCACGCGAAAGAATTTTGGGTTTAGCAGAAAACTTGATGTCGAAAGGCAAAGAGCTACCAAAAGATTTGATACATGAAGCAAAGCTTCTCGGTATCACTTTAACGCAGGAAAACAACGTAAAAACTAAAGGAGTAAATAAAGATGGCTCAAAAACGAGTTAAGTTCGTAACCACTACTGGGAGATGTCAGTACCCTTATTTGACTAAACCTGATCACCAATTTGACCAAGATGGAGTCTACAAAGTAAATCTAATTGTAGATGATTGTCAGGATCTTCTTGATACATGCAAACAGCTTGCAGAAGAAGAATTCGGTAAGAAAGACAAATACCGTCTGCCAATAACTAAAGATGAAGACTCAGGTGAACACATTATTAAAGTCAAATCTAAGTATGCACCTAAATTCTTTGATTCAAATGGTCAAATTATGGTCGGTAAACAAATACCTGATCTCTGGGGTGGCTCAATAGTTCGTGTAGGTGGAGTTATAAATGTCTACACAGTAAGCGGTCAAAAAGGTATCTCATTGCAGTTAAACAAAGTACAGGTCATTGAGCCTGTAGATGCAAGCACCTCACAAGATAGTGAAGGATTCGATTCTGTAGAAGGTGGATTCGTGGCTAGTGAAGTAACTAAAGATGAGGATACATTTGATGCGAAAGAAACAGAGAGCAAAGAAGCAGCGGATAGATTCTAGAAGCCGAGGTATCCGTTATGGGTATCGCTCAGGTCTAGAAGAAAAGATAGCTAAACAAATTACTAATGCAGGTCATGAAGTTGTTTATGAAACAGACAAGATTAGTTATGTCGTACCCCAAAGAAATGCCAAGTATTGTCCAGATTTTAAATTACCTAAGAAAGACGGTTTCTTTTTTGTAGAAACGAAGGGCATCTGGAATGTGGGAGATCGGCAAAAGCACCTGTTTATAAAAGATCAATTTCCTGAGATAGATATCAGATTTGTATTTAGTAATTCAAAAAGCAAACTTTATAAGGGTTCTAAAACCACTTACGCACAATATTGTGAAAAGCATGGGTTCATATATGCCAACAGGTCAATCCCCCCAAGTTGGCTGACAGAGCATAACTCTTAGGAGAGCAGGGGATGGCTTCGGCTGTCCCCTCTTTTTTAATTTTAAAGGAGAGAGACATGGATGATGGGAGTGGTTCTAATTTTTTAAGGCATGTTCCGTGTGATAACTGTGGTTCATCAGATGCCAATAGCCTTTATGATGATGGTCATAGCTATTGTTTTTCGTGTGAAACACACACCCCCACAATAAGCGGTTCAATAGATATAGTTGCTGTAGTCAATAATCAAAACAAAGAACTTTTAGATGGAAGATACGCACCGTTAAAGAAGCGTGGGATAACCGAAGAATCATGCCGTAAGTTTAACTATATGTTAGTTGATGATTACAAAGGAAAGCCAGTTCAAGTTGCTTGCTACCGTGATAACAACAATCAAATAGTAGCTCAAAAACTTAGAGATTCATCAAAGAATTTTACGATACTGGGTAATGCAAAAGCTATGACACTATACGGTAGTCATTTGTTTAGCACTGGTAAAAAACTTGTCATAACTGAAGGTGAATTAGATGCAATCTCAGTTAGTCAAGCTCAAGGTCATAAGTGGGCGACAGTAAGTCTTCCTAACGGTTGTCAGTCAGGTAAAAAGTCACTCATGAAAGCATGGGATTACTTGGAATCTTTTGAAGAAATAATCTTAATGTTTGATACTGACGAAGCAGGGATAGAGAGTTCCAAAAGTTGTGCTGAGAGCCTACCAGTAGGTAAAGCTAAAATAGCTTCTATAGCTCCATATAAAGATGCTAATGAAGCTCTAGTGAAAGGGGATACCAAAGCAATCATCAATGCTATCTGGCAAGCTAAACCTTATAGACCTGATGGTATTACTAGTTCGGCAGAATTACGAAGTGTTGTCGGTCAATCTGATATAGCTTCAACTGTATCTTACCCTTACCAAAAACTTAATGAGATTACTAGAGGCATAAGAACTTCAGAATTAATCAGTATATGTGCAGGAAGTGGTGTAGGTAAATCAACTTTTTTAAAAGAACTAATCTACCACTTACATATAAACGGTAATACTTGTGGTGCAATTATGCTAGAGGAATCTACCAAAAGAACCATACAAGGCTTAACTGGTATTGAACTTAATAAAAACATTTGTATTGACCCTGAAGCAGCTACAGAAAAAGAAATAAAGAAAGCATTTGATAAGTTATTTAAGAAGCACCCAATCTATCTATTTGACCATTTCGGAGCTTCTCAAGTAAGCACCATCTTAAATCGAATTGAATACATGGCTAAAGGTTTTGGTTGTAAGTACATATTCCTTGATCACATTTCAATATTAATATCAGGGTTAACTGGTGGAGTAAATGACGAAAGACGATTGATTGATTCAGCAATGACTTCATTAAGAACCTTAGTACAAAATTTAGACATTTGTTTATTTGTTGTCTCTCATTTGAAAAGACCAAGTAATGGAGGCAGTCATGAGAATGGATCTAAAGCAAAACTTAGTGAACTTAGGGGATCACATTCTATAGCGCAACTAAGTGATTTTTGCGTTTCCCTAAATGTTGACAAAGATGACCCATCTGATTACAGGTCACTAGAAGTCTTAAAAAACAGGTTTACTGGTGAGGTAGGATGGGCAGGTACTTTAGCTTACAACAGGGAAACTGGTCGTTTATTAGATGCTGATAAAGACAGTAAATTTTAAGAGTCTAGCCTATAAAAAAAGGGTCTTTCGACCCTTTCTGTTTTACAGTTTACTTTTCACTTTGTTAACATATTTTTGAATATACTTAGGTAAGTCATTTGACTCATCAAGTTCAAAGTAATCTCTAGACACTTCACCCCATGCATCACTACCTCGTCTTTTTAAAATCTCAACATGATTACCATCTTTGATTTCAGCTATTACTGATTCAATATCATTTATATCCCAGTGGCATATCAAGTCAACATGATTACCATCCTCATCTAGACTATTAATTTGCCATTCATAGAATGTTTCTAAACCTTTATTACTCATTTTTCTCTCCCACGCTTTCGCGTATTAGTTAAAAGGGTTTAACAAATTGTTAAAGAACCACAGTTAATAAGTAACTGCGTATATACATTATAACATATTAGATACAGCCCACTGTTTATAAGGGTTTCAGGCGATTTGGTTTTTCTCGAAATGAGTAATTTTGAGGCTGAGTGCCTATACTACGGTTGACCTAAAAAAGTTTGCGCAAAACTTTTCGTTTAGATTCAGTAACTTACAAGGAGAACATAATGTCGAAAGGTTCAAATTTTAGACCTGTAGATAAAAAGAAATATGAAGACGAATATGACCGTATCTTCAGTAAAAAGAAGAAAACCAAAAAAGAATGGAGCTATGACGCAAATGGTAGCCCAATTGATGACCTAAATAATACTTTAGAAAGCATAGCTA